TGTACCGGCAGACTCATCTGTTGACTTTGTTTGCCCAAGTGCCGGGTTTGGTAATTACATATCTAATAGGCTGGTTGTTCCACACGCAGATGACTCTGCAACAACTGTAGCATTCTCTGACATTTTTGAGTTAAATCAGTTTGATATAAAGAACACTTATTTCTGCAACAAGGGAACAAGTGATGAAACAATTGCGATCTCCCCTTACGCAGAAAATCAAGCACTCATACTAAATGCCCGATCCGTCCATCAGGTGAATAACACACACGCACTTGGAGCTAGTTCTACGAATTTTGAGATCACAAGACAGTACGGAATAGCTGGCCCTAAATCCTGGGTTCAGAATGGTTCATATATATATTTTGTAAGTAATGAAGGTAACATTCAGGTTTTAGTTCCGTCATCAGATCCGGCCCGTGGCCTAGGTATTGCAATCTCAAAAATTACTTTAGATCAAGAACCCTTAAGCAAGCCGGTTACACCTATAATAGATAGAATAAATATAGATGCCATAGACACATGCGTAGTACATTACTCAAAAAATAAGGTATACTTTGCGTTACCAATTGATGGGGCAACTCAGCCTAATGTGTGTTTGGTTTACGATTCACTTTTAAGCACATTCATATCCTTAGACACTTACCAGAATAACAACTTCAAGATACTAGATATTAGTAGTGTAAATGGTGAAATATATTTCCTAACAGAAGATGGGCTTTATCGTTACGAAGAGAACGAATTGCATAATGATGGTGGATACAATTTCGTAACCAAATTTAAAACACGAAACTACCTTATGGGTAGTCGCGGAATAAAAAACTTTAAGTCCGGATCTATAGGGTATGAGCATGATAACGGGACAAGACTAAAAATAGATGTAATCACTGTAGATCCAGATAGGACTATTCAGTGTCGAAATGAGACTGCAACATCAGCAGAGACAGCGATGTCTAGGTTTAATTTAAGACAGCGTGGATATAGTGCCTCAGTACAAGTGACTAGTGAGTACCGGCCAAGTAAATATAATAGCGTACATCTCGAAGCGTCTTATATGAGCAACACTGTAGGAGACTTTGAGTAATGTCCAATAAGGCAACAGTAGAGCTAGGTCTTGCACCAGTAGGAACAGAATTTGATCCAGCCTTGTTACGGGCAAATGTCCTTCCTGATGTTACAGTACCAACTGACTTAGCTGGTGACATAAAAATCGATGAACTACAGGTCGTAAATAATCTGACTGTTACTGGCAATATCACTAGCCCTAGCATTCGCACTTTCCTGCAACAGCTTGACGATGTAGATTCTACAACTAATCCACAAGACGGATTTGTTTTAATTTATAATTCTTCCACCCAGAAATATAGTCCGGGCCCAAGAAATCTAACAACAAGATTGGATCAGCTAGAGGATGTTGATCATAGTGGCGTTAGGGATCTTTCAGTCTTACAATATGATGACACGCAGGCAAAGTGGGTAGCCCGGGCAGAAGACGAATTTTTTGATGCTACTATAGATGGTGGTTTCGCTGACACATTACACCTTGAGGTTTTCGATGTAGATGGAGGTTTTTCGTAATGGCATACCGAAGGATAATAATCAGACGAGACTTTTCTAGCAACTGGGAGTCGAACAATCCTGCACTCAAACAAGGGGAAGTAGGGGTAGAGGTTGACGAATCTGGAGCTGGGTACAATCGTTTAAAAGTAGGAGATGGATTTCTTTCGTGGAATGACCTGCCTTATGTCGATGACGCTGGGCTAGATATTATACGAAATGAATACGGGGATGAAGTTTCATTTGAGTTAGGATTACAACAAACATTAGGAGAAATATAACATGGCAACAGACATACTAGGAAAAATTGGGGAAAAAGTAGCAACCCAAATTAATACAATCAACACAGACATTTCGTCTAACTATGCTACTAAGGTAGAGCTTAACACAGTTGGTGATAATGTCGCTGATAACGCTACTGACATAGGGTCATTGCAAAGCACTAAAGCCGACAAGGTATCACTTGCGAACTATGCAGATGGTACATCGGTTTTTAGCTTAATTAAAGGAACGCGAGCAGAACTTGGCTCACTTAAAGTAAGCGGAGAGATGACTGTTGTTAATACGCAGACAGTTGAAGTTTCTGATAACTTCCTAGAGCTCAATAAAGCTGAGGATGGTACAGAGACCGCACAGACATCTGGTATTAATATCAATCGTGGATCTAGTTCCGATAAAGCATCTTTGACTTGGGACGATGCAGTATCTAAATTTAAACTTCTTTTAGGCACAGGTGACGCGAATCTTTCAGCAGGAACAATCGAAGCTGATTTAACTGGTAATGTTACTGGTGATCTTACCGGATCGGTTGACGCATCTGCATCAGGTAAGACTGTAAAAGTTGGCTCAGGTGCCGGTTTACTGGTCAATGGTGTTGAGCTTGGCGACTATGCCAGTTTTGAGACTGAGTTCTTAGCGAACCTATAATGTCTGACATCCTAGGGCAGATCGGGGCAAAGGTAGCGACCAAAATAAGTTCGCTATCTAGTCGCGTATCTGCCCTAGAGTCAAACGACAGTTATTCTGAGACTACCTATACAGATGGCCTTGTCTCGCAGATTAGCACATGGTCTACCTCCAGTAAGTCTACGCTTTTGCAAACAAAGGCGTTTACCTATACTAATGGATTATTGACCCAGATTCTAGTAACCGATGGCTCAATTACTACTGAGCTAACACAGACATTAGCCTATGACTCCGATGGAAACTTGGAGTCGATTACTAAGGACTACGCATGAGTTTTTCTGAATCAAGCAACAAGATTACGCAAACAGGGACAGACATTGATCTTAGTGAATTGGATGGAGTGATAGGAGTAACTACTACAGTTCGCGGAAATCACACTACTTATACTATTGCCTCAACTCATTTTTTAGAGATTCAAGGAACACTTAGTATTGATCCTGCATATGAGACCTTGCAAGTGATGAAGCAAGCGATCAACGCAGGTAGTGGACACCCACTTACAGTGACAGGCACATTGAACTTAGGTGTCAAAACTACAGCAAATGGAAAAAATAAATACTCTGTCGGAGTAGGAATTGATCTACCCAATGAGAATTTGACTGGGCAAATGTATAATACCTTTGGGATTTCGTTTGGTAGCAATTCTACATTCTTATGGAATGGTGGAATAATTCGTACTACTGCAACTTTGCGTACTGCAAATGGGGCAACAGTCACAGTCAATAGTGGGATTTTCTACAACCTTGCAAAGCAGGGATCATCAAACACGAACACATCTCAGTTCAGGATTGAGTCCACTAACTCGACAAGTGACGCAAAAATAAATATTTACAATTTAACTTTCGATGGAGAGACTTTGGAGTCTAGGGTCTTCACAAAAAGCGGATGGAATGTCGGAATCTTTAAATTTAAAAAAGGAGGATTCCAGAGTTATAATTCACCATTCCCACCACTGACTTTTGAGAACTTCGACACAGGCCCAAACTTACATGACTTCGACATAATTAATGTTACTAGAACTCAATCAAGTGGAGAGACAATTACCATCAAAGGGTTTTCTGATAGATTGCGAGTCGCACTTGATGCCGGCAGAAATAATTTCATGTATCTCAAATGCGTCAGACCTATAAGTTTAGTAGTCGAAGATTTAGATGGTAACGAATTAACCTATTCCTATTACGCTAAAGATTTAGATAGTGGCAACAGAGCATTAGGGCCAAAAAGCCAAGATGATAGATCTGATAAGATCTACAGTGGAGTCAACCAGACTGGCAATTTGGACGAAGATGTTTTGGTCGAGGTAATTAATTACATCAATAAAACCATTACTACTGATTCTCGTACCAACTCCAATTCAGAGGTTCCATTTTCTATAATTGCATACAACCAAACTATTACTGATTTTGCCGAAGGTTTAGTTGGACTCGATACTTTGCAAAGCACAATTAAAATGACTCCAGATCAGGTAGTATCTGAAGCATCTAAGGCTACTGTAGATGGGTATACTTTAATAGACACTCCGCAGAAATTCTACGACATAGCAAAATCTTACCTTGTTGATAATTATGCAGGAGAAGCATCACCATTAGTGTCAAGAGATGGTAGTACCATTGACGCAGGCTCTTATGATGTGGTGGTGGATGCAAGTGCAGGTTCTACATTTGCAATTAGCGGTAATACTCTAACAATTAAAGCCACTACTTTTACTGGCAATATTCTTACTAGTGGTACTGCCACACTTTTAAATGATGCAGAAGTAATAGGAACATTTAAAGACAGTGCGGTTCTGCCTTGGGAGGTGACCAATGTAGAAGCATCTGCAACTCTACAACTTTACAATATAACCAAAAGCATAGAGGTAGAAAACTTGCTTGTAGCAGGAACAGCAGGGAATAAGGTGACATCCTCTGGCACTTACACAGGACAGGAAGTGAGTGTTGGCGATAACATCCGTCTGCGTATCACCTGCCAAGCAGGGACATCTGCATTCCTTCCTTACGAAGCATTTGGTATCGCAACCAGCGTGGGTATTAGTTTTAAGGCAGACCAACAAGCAGACACTGTTTACAATAACAATGGAATTGATGGAAGCACTGTTACTACTCTTAGTGCAGACTATCCTAATGTTCAGATAGATATTTCTGACGGAGATGGATTCGCAGATTCTAGAGAGTTGTATGCGTTTGCAGTCTACCAGTCTACTACAACCACAGGTATTGAAAAATGGTTTAATGCAATTACCGCAATTGATGCCATGAACTACCGAATCAACACATCCAATGCTGACATAAAATTACAGAATACAGGGAGTGTTCCTCTTGTTATTACAGGAGCCCGGATCTACAGGGATGATGGAACTAGCGTTCTCTTTGCAGAGAATGGTGACCAGCCGATGGTTCAGGATACAGGCGAGCTTGTCCAATACATATCTCCTCAGATAGACACTGCTATGAATAGTAATACTAAACTGGATGGAGTATCCAAAAATACAAAACTGATCCCTGCTCTGCTATGACAATTTTAAATAAGGTTAATGAACTTTACAAAGACCTTGGGCAGGACATGTTCCGGGACATTACATTGTATATGGAGCACGAATATATTTACAAAGGGCCTACCTATTTAATTTTAGGGAAAGCAGTCAGGAGAGACGGAGGCGAGCCCGAGGGTCAATGGAATGTAAAAGACCCAGATGCATGGTTTGTACATACTGCCGTAGGTGTTGAGCATGTTGAGGATTTTTTTAATTTTATGCCTTACCAGCTACCATTTGTTGGCTGGAAAAGAAGAATAAAAAACAAGGGCATACAATGGTTTGATTTTAATAAACTGAAGAGGAGATTTAAAAAATGAGTAGTGATTCACCACCACCCCCAGTAACAAATAATTATCAGGAGACAATGCGTGAAGCATTGAGGGCTCAGATTGATCTGGCACCAGAACTTTATCAGGCAGAAATGGGTCAGACATTAAACCCAGAGACTGGAGAGTATGAAGACACTATTGGGGGAGGTAGCAGGCTTGATTATGCGAAGCTTGAGCGTAGTGTAATGGCAGACAATTTGTACGGGGATGAGAACAGTATTGTCACTATGCTTGCTGGTGACAAGAAGATGGTTAAGCCTGACGGATCTTTAGCAAGGCCCGGTTATGATGCGACTAATACTTGGCGTGGAACTGCCCAGCTTGAGGAGGACATGCGATATGCCCAGCAGAAAAGTCAAGTCGAGGGAGACATTGGTTTAGTAAAGGATAACCAAAAGGCACTTACTGATGCCTTAAGAGGAGGGGCGAACTCTGCTTTAAATCAATCAATAAATAGAGCAAAGACAAAACTCCAACTTGATAGTGGTGCAGGCAGAATTAAGCTAACCCCAAAAGATCATACACAGGCGATTGAAAATCTATATAATAATGCTACTGATGAGATCTCTGGTAGTGATTTTTACTCACAGCCAATTAGCAATGTACGGACTGCAAAAACAGGCATATCAGCAGACACAGATTTTACACCCATAACAGATGGTGGCTTAATTCGTAGGGTTGGTACGAACGAGATGGCCGTAAGAGATCTTGGTACAAACAACAAGTACGAAAGAATAGGTAATCAAGATGCAGTCAGTGCAAGAGACATTACCGCTGGCTCTATTGGGGCTGGTGCTGTTTCCGCTAAAGAAATTAAAACTCGGGATGGAACCACACGAAACATTTCATCTAGAGATGTTAATGCCCAGCAGTTAAGTAGTTCAGTAGATGCCGGACAGGTTGGAGACCTTGGTGGCTTACGCAGTGCTTTGTCCTCGCAAGCTATGAATGATCTTTCTCTTGGAGGAAGCCTGTCACCGGAAGCTAGAAGGCAGATAGAAGAAGATGCCAGAGCTTCTGCAGTTGCCCGTGGTAGGGGTCGTGACACAGCAAGTATTGTAGACGAGGTTGCCAACATGGAAGGTGCTCGTAGACAAAGAGAAAATGAGCGTAGGCAATTTGCACAAGGTGTAGCTGGACAAGAAGCACAGCTTAGGCAAGTAGATATGGGGCAATCTATGCAGGCCCAAGAGATGCAAATGCAAGCTGATATGGCAAATCAGTCAGTAGATTTGCAAGGCCAGTTGTCTAATCAGGCAAGTGGTCTGCAGGCACAACAGGCAAACCAGCAAGCCAATCTCCAGCAGACACAATCAAACTTAAGTAACGAACTACGAGCCAAAGAGTTAAATCAAGCGAGTAGCTTGCGAGCTCAAGAAATCAATCAGGCTAATGCAATGCAGGCAAAACAAGCAAATGTAAGTAATAGTCTCAGGGCCCAAGAGTTAAATCAGGCTAAGGATATGCAGATTGGTATGGATCAACAAGCCAGACAACTTAGTGCCCAACAGGCAAATCAGCAGGCTAACCTATCAGCAAATGAAAGGTATCAGCAGGGACAACTAGCACAAGTGGCTCGTGACCAAGCACTGCAAGATAGAAACTTACAGGCAGAACTAGCAAACCAGCAGGTTGACTCAGCCGAGGTCGCCCGTAGCATGGATGTACAAAAAACTAATGCCGACCTGCAGGTTCGTGCAAGTGAACTCGGCTTACAAGCAGGAATGGCAGAGGCAGAAAGATTACAGAGTGAGAATGCCCTAAAAGTTCAGCGTGATGTTGCAGAAGCCCAGCGTATGCAGGGAGACAATCAACAGAAGATGGCAGTAGATCAGTATAATGCACAGCTATCAAATCAGAGGGCCAGTGCATTGGCTCAAAATATAAGCCAACAGCAAGACAAACAATTACAAGCAGGAATTTTTAATCAACAGCAATGGGCAAACGCTGTGGCTATGGATCGAGCGGCCGCACTGAATGAGGTGCAGATGGAACAGGCAACAAGTGCAGACGCTATGCTTGCACTAACCGGTAGGCCCAGTGGACAAACACAAACAATTGGACAATCGAGCTTTGGTAGTCAAGGGGCATTATCAGGTGCT